GGAATGGCAATCCCATTCCATGCTTCAGTCCGAATCAAGCTTGGTGCTGGTCAGCACATCCAGAACAAGCAGGGTGATATCATCGGAATCAACGTCTCTGCAAAGACAGTGAAGAACAAGGTGGCGCCTCCCTACCGTGTTGCGAACTTCCAGATCCACTTTGGAAAGGGAATCGTTGAACACGAGGAGATCTTTGATGTTCTCCGAGAGGCAGGTGAGAGAGAGATTGATGGCAAGATCATCTGTGTCTCGGGAACGACTGCGTGGAAGGTATTTACTGTGACCGATGTCAATGAGGGACGCGTCATCATCGAGAAGAAGTTCTACAAGGCAGAGTTCGGTGACCTCCTCAAGAATCCCGAGTACAAGCCTTACCTTGACTCGCTGATTGAGACTGTCCTGGTCAGGACCGGTAGTGAGCCTGCAGGCCTTGCCGATCTTGAGGAGAACAACGAGGAATGAGTTCAGACGCATCGATCTTAATGGTCGATGCTCTTAACCTATTTACCCGACACTTCGTCGCCCACCCAGCAATGGGTGTAAATGGTAACCACCTTGGCGGAGTTGTCGGGTTTTTGGGTGAGCTTCGATCTCTCTGTACCAGATTCAGGCCAAAGCGCGTCTACGTCGTATGGGAAAGCGGCGGGTCAGCGAGACGAAGATCACTCTATCCAGACTACAAGAACCATCGTAGGCCCGAGAAGCTAAATCGGTACTACGAGGATGACATCCCGCAGACTGTTTCTGACAGGAATAGTCAGGTCGCAGCGCTTGTGAAGCTTCTGCAGACATTGCCTGTGTGCCAGATGTACGGGCAGGATTGCGAGGCTGACGATATCATCGCTTACATCTGCAGGTACATGCATCCTGAGTCTTATCACATCATCCTCTCGGCTGACAAGGACTACTACCAGCTCATCAGGGACAATGCTGTGATCTACTCACCCACCTGGAAGAAGCTTGTTGACACAGCTGAGGTGATGAACAAGTTCGGAATCCATCCGAACAACTTTGCGCTTGCGAAGTCTGTCTGTGGTGATGACTCTGATAATATTCCCGGCGTGCCAGGCGTCGGATTTAAGACGCTGGCAAAGCGTTTTCCAGAGCTTTCACAGTCCGACGATGTCCTCGTTGAAAGGCTTCTGGAGCTTGCCTGCGAGAGGGACACAGGAAAGATCAAGATCTATGAATCTATCAAAGATTCAGCTGATCTCATTCTTCGAAACTGGAAGCTGGTCTACCTTGATTCGTCCTCGATAAGTCAGCAACAAATCGAAAAAATACGATATACGAATGAAAAATGGGTACCCAGGCGTGATAAGATAGCCTTCATGCGGGAATCACAAAAAATAGGTATTAGAAATTTCGATATTGACAATCTCTTCTATTCAATGAACCACATCGGTGCCGAATGAGCGAAGCGTATTTTAGCCAGTATGGAAAGCAGTTCCAGGAAAAAATCTTTCAGGCTTTCCTGACTGATCGAACCTGGGCGATGCAGATGATCGAGATCATGACTCCAGAGTACTTTGATCTCAAGTATCTGCAGTACCTCTGCAAGTCGTACTTTGAGTATCACCAGAAGTACAAGGACTTTCCAACACTTCCGCTTCTAATCACAATAATCCGTGATGACCTGCGTGAAGGCAAGGATACAATCCTTCGTGACCAGATCATTGAGTTTCTCCAGCGGATTCGTGTCAATCCCAACATGGGTGATATCGAATATGTCAAGGACAAGTCTCTTGATTTCTGCAAGAAGCAGGCGATGAAGGAGGCCCTTGAAAAGGCGGTTGAGATGATCGCAACCGACAACCTTGATTCTGTTGTCGGTCTCATGAAGGACGCGCTAGCAGCGGGTACTCCGGCTTCTGTGGGTCATGACTTCTTTGCGGATACAGAGGCAAGATTTGTTCGAACCCGACGTCAGGTGTGTCCGACAGGTCTACCCCAGATCGACGCACCGGACATCCTGAACGGTGGTCTTGGTCGCGGTGAGCTTGGCGTCGTCGTTGCACCGACTGGTGTTGGCAAGTCTCACTTTCTCGTGCAGATGGGAGCAGAGGCACTCCGTGTCGGAAAGAATGTGGTTCACTACACATTTGAGCTCACAGAGACTGCAGTCGGTCTCAGATACGATTCGAACCTTTGTAACATCCCGTCTGGTGAGGTCATTGATCGAAAGGAAGAAGTCATCGAGTTCTACAAGAATGAACAGCTTGGACGTTTGATCATCAAGGAGTATCCGACAGGGACTCCGTCTGTCCAGACTCTTAGAAATCACATTGAGAAGCTTCTACTCAAGTCTTTTGTTCCGAGTGTAATCATTATCGATTACGCAGACATCATGAAGTCTTCCCGTAAATTTGATTCTCTTCGTCATGAACTAAAGCTTGTCTACGAAGAACTGCGGAACATGGCCATGGAGATGAACATCCCGATCTGGACTGCGTCACAGGCAAATCGGGATGCATCAAATTCTGATGTTGTTGGTCTTGAAAATATGTCAGAGGCTTACGGGAAGGCGATGGTCGCGGATGTGGTCCTGTCAATCTCGAGAAAGGCTAGCGAAAAAGCAAACGGTGCAGGCAGAATCTTTGTTGCTAAGAACCGTGCGGGACGTGACGGTATGCTCTTCCCGATGCAGATAGATACTTCTATGTCGAAGTTCACGCTATTGAGCACAGATGAAATGTCGTTCAATGATGTTGTTAAGGCAGATGGAACTTCAATGAAAACACTTCTAAAAGAGAAGTGGAAAGAGATTAACGGAAAGTAGTCTGGGCTTATGTTTTTCCTAAGGAGTTTTTAGATGGATAAAAGTATGAAGGAGATTGCTCTCCGAGAGACTTCAGCGTATTTCGAGGGCGATGCTCTTGCTCCCGACGTCTTCATGAAGTATGCTCTTCGAGATGCTGATGACAACCTGCTGGAGACAAATCCAGACCAGATGCACAGTCGTCTCGCTAAGGAGTTTGCCCGTATCGAGGCGAAGTATCCGAACCCGATGAGCGAGCTCGAGATCCGGGATCTCCTGGCTAACTTTGCACTCGTTGTCCCGCAGGGCTCCCCAATGTCCGGCATCGGCAACCCGTACCAGCTCCAGTCGCTGTCGAATTGCTTCGTCATTGACCAGCCTCACGACTCATACGGCGGAATCCTCTTCTCGGATCAGGAACAGGTCCAGATCATGAAGAGACGTGGGGGTGTCGGAATGGACGTCTCCAACATCAGACCCAAGGGCCAGCCCACCACCAACGCTGCCCGAACGACTGACGGTATCGGCGTCTTCATGGAGAGGTTCTCCAACTCCACACGTGAGGTTGCCCAGGGTGGTCGTCGCGGAGCTCTGATGCTGACTATCCACTGTTTTGAGGGATCGACCCTAGTCCTCACCGACAGCGGTTGGAAGCGAATCGATGACATTGTCAACAGCAGGTTCAACGGGCGTGTCTGGACACATGAGGGTTGGAAGGAGATTGAGGCCTACCAGCGTTTTGAGGATAGCGAGATCTACGAAGTCGAATCAGAGAACGGCAAGATCATCAAGGTGACTGCAGATCACAAGTTTGTTGTGAAGAACCTCACAACTGGTGAGGAGTATCTCAAGCCTATCAAGGAAGTTGACGTTGAGAACGAAGAATTGGTGTTCTATGATGTTAGTTTTTAAGTGCGCTAATACTTATAGATATGACAATCACCCTGAAATTGCTTCATGAGACTTCATCGAAGCTTTACTTTGAGCTTCCGATAACAGTCGTGTATGCAGGAAAGACGGTTGGCGAATTTAGCATGAGCTCGCCATCCGGTCTTATTCGTGCGCTAAACATGAATGGTCAAAAATTACATGAACTCTTTCAGGGGAAAGAACCATTCAAGGCCTATTGGGAATCTGCCCATATCAGCAGAAAGAAGATAGTGGTCAAGAGATATGAAACACAAGCACAATTTGTAGCTGTAATGAGTGCCTCAGCAGATATAAAAATGTCTGAGTGCTCTAAGCGTAATTGTGCGATCTGTGGAATCGAATGCAAAAAATCAAAGAAGATGATCGGATGTTGCTCAGATGCGTGCTATAGATCCAAGCTCGCTCAAAGGAATGAATCCGTAAAGAAATCTCACTGGTGTAAATCTTCTGCTAAGACAGAGATTACACAAAGAAGAATTGAGACTCGAAAAAAGAATGATGAGTCTCAAGACAGAACTTACGTTCCGTGGAACAAGGATAAGACAGGGGTTTATTCTCCAAGCACGATCGAGAAGATTAGAACTGCGACCAGATTGCAATTTCACAGAGAGATCTTCAAGAAGACGGCAATAGAAAGGAAAGTAGACGATTTCTTGAAGGAGATGAATGTGAACTACAAGTATAGCTTCATTCTCAACGGAAGACAGTATGACTTTCTGCTAAAAGATTGCAACACTGTTATTGAGGTTCACGGTGATTTCTGGCACGGAAACCCTGAATTTTGGGGGGAAGGAAAACGCCAACTTCGAGATCATCAGATAATGAAAAGGCTTGATGATTCAATCAAAAAGCGTATAGCAAAAGAGAACGGGTATGAATACTTCGAGTTTTGGGAGTATGATATACACAACAACTGGGCGGCTTGTTCCGCAAGAATAAAGGAGATGATAAATGGAAGTCACTAATGTCGTAAAGACAACATCAAAGATTAAGAGGATCAGCCCAGCAGGAAAGTCAACGACATATGACTTTACCGTAAAGGATACCCATCGAATTCTTGCGAACGGTTTCTACACATCGAATTGTAATCACCCGGAGATCGAGACCTTCATCGACATCAAGCGTGACCTCTCCAAGGTGACAGGTGCGAACATCAGCATCCGTTTCACGGACGAGTTTATGCAGGCTGTCGAGAGTGGGTCTGATTTCACGCTCCGCTGGCCCGTCGAGGAGCATCCGCTCGACGCAGAGATCTGCAAAGTCGTTAATGCGAAGCAGGTCTGGGACAAGTTCGTTGATGCTGCGTGGTCCTCCGCTGAGCCTGGTGCCCTGTTCTGGGACACTGTTGTGAGCCAGGGAATCCCTGATTGCTACCGCGATGTCGGCTACAAGACAATCAGCACCAACCCTTGTGTGACAGGTGATACTCTGGTCCACACAAATGCTGGAATCAAGACGGTAAAGGAGCTTGCTGACAGAAACTCACAGTTCACTGTGAGGGCATATGATCCTGAAAGTGAGCAGGTAGTCCATCGAAGCGCGACTGCCTTCAAGACAAAGGACAACGCAAGGATCCTCAAGTTGACGACCAAGAGCGGCAAGACAATCAAGCTGACCCCTGATCATCGAGTCTACACCCAACGAGGGTGGGTGGAAGCAGGAGAGCTTCGAAATGACAGCGTCATGACTCCTAATTCTTGGGATGAGATAGCCGATATCTCAGCTGTCGATAATGAAGACGTCTATGACCTAACAGTCGAAGATGTTCACAACTTCTTTGCGAACGATGTGCTTGTTCACAATTGCGGTGAGATCCCGCTCAGTCCATACGACTCCTGTCGTCTGATGGTCATCAATCTCACTTCATTTATCGTGAATCCTTTTTTGGAGGGAGCTCGATTCGATTTCGACCATTTTCACACGGTGGCGATGAAGGCGCAGCGTCTCATGGACGACCTTGTCGACCTAGAAGTTGAGTGCGTGGATCGCATTCTCGCAAAGATCGAGGCAGATCCACAACCCCAGCATGTCAAGCAGATCGAATGGGACCTCTGGCACAAGATCAGGTCCGCTGGCCGGAATGGTCGTCGTACAGGTCTTGGAATCACCGGACTTGGTGATGCCCTTGCCGCCATGAATGTCAGGTACGGCAGCGATCGATCGATCTCGATGACCAGCGACATCTACAAGGCCCTGGCGGTCGCATCGCACAGCTCATCCCTGATCATGGCTTCAGAGCGTGGATCGTTCCCCGCCTTCGACTTCTCCAAGGAAATGCATCACGCTTACCTCAACAAGGTGATGGCAGCATGCGGTCCTGATTTTGTCGACATGTGGAAGAAGACTGGTCGTCGTAACATCGCCCTCACGACCACGGCGCCTGTCGGATCCGTCTCCTGTCTGACACGTACGACCTCCGGAATCGAGCCTGCTTTCCTCCTCTCCTACAAGCGCCGTCGCAAGATCACTCAGGGTGATCTGACTGCTCGCGTGGATTTCGTGGACCCGATGGGTGACAAGTGGCAGGAGTACACGGTCTATCACCACTGGTTCAAGAAGTGGATGGATGTCACTGGAAAGACCGATCCTCAGGAGTCACCGTACTGGGGAGGCACCGCAAACGACATCGACTGGGAGAAGAGCGTAGACATCCAGGCAGCTGCCCAGCAGTGGGTCGATCACTCGATCTCCAAGACCTGTGTTTCTGGAGATGCGCTTGTTGAGACAAACAAGGGCCTGCTCTACGCGGATGAGATCGCTTCTGATTCTGGCTGCCCCCGTGACGGCTCGACCACAGTAGATGACCTGACCACGGTCAATCACCTCGGCCGCGAGGCGATGGTCGGTTTTGTTTCGGACCAGGGAGTCAAGCAGCTCTATCGAGTCGTGACAAAGAGCGGGGCCAGCATCAAGACTACTCTCGATCACAAGTTCATTCTTCTCAATGACGAAGATGGACTCGAGGCTTGGGCTGAGCTCGCTGAAATTAATGTTGGAGATCGGATCAAACTCTCGTGAAAAGTGTCATTCCCACTCTATACTTACTAATAGAGTGGGAATGACATGTCACAAGTCAATTTTGTCTGTAGGGTCTGCAATAGCAGGGTAGAAGAGAAAGAAAGAACCTTCAAAAAATCTGCAAGCATGAAGGCTGGCTGCTGTTCTTTACCCTGCTTTAAGAAGACGAAAGAATACTCAGAAAAGAGGAAGGAGGCAGACAGGATGCGGGTCGAAAAGATCAGAGCGGGAGGAGGATTTGTTGAGAGCGGAACTAAGAGTTCTCTAACTAGAGCAAAACGCTTTCTTGAAAAAATCAAATTTCCTATTATGGTCTTGGCGCGCCAGAAATTCTTGATCTATGGAGGCGGGAATTTAGGGACAGGTCAGGTCACGGTGAGAAGATCAAGCGTGGCCGGCTGGAAAAGCACGGCAGCACCGAAAATCTTCGAAAAGCAGATATAGAGAGAACGCTGAAAGCCTCGTGCAAGATACTCTCGATAGAGTATCGCAGCGACTTCTCAGAAGAAGAAAAGAGCTTGATAACTAAGAAGGCCTACCAGAATTTCAGAGTGAAAGACGCAACTTCCTGGAAGTTGACTCATCTCTTAAGATTGTCACTGATAGAAGACTCAGAAAATCTTGACCCTTCCACAATCGACAATCTTTACTCCGAGTATGTCTCTAACCGCTTCAAGAGAGCTTCTATAGAAACTGACAGGAACGGATACACGAACACTGAGAAGGGCTGGTATTTGATGACTAGCCAAGCTGATGAGAAATTCTTCTATCGCTCTTCTTGGGAAAAGAGGGTTTTCGAAGCTCTAGATCACCTGAGAGGAGTCAGAAAGATTACGGAAGTAGTCAATCCAGAGAGAATTTCTTACGTAATCAATGGTGTCAAAAGACACTACTATCCTGATGCAGCTTACATAACCCTCTCAGGAGTCAAGATGGTTCTTGAGATAAAGCCACTGAAAAAAGTAGAAGAACCAGTCAACGCAGCAAAATTTGATGCAGCGAAAAAACTGCTCGGCAAAAATTTTCGTGTCCTGACTGAAAAAGAAATCTTCGAACAAGATATAATCAACCTGCTGGAGAGTTTTTGAAATGAACTTCGAACTTGTAGAGTCATTGTGCAGAGATCCAAACGCAAGAATTCCTCGCGACATTAGAGAGAGCAAAGAGAAGTCGGCAAAATTTTTGCTCGCGTCTTCTCGACTCGCCCCGTCTGAGATCAAGAACTCTGGCTGGTGGGCCATCAAGCGCTGGCTTGATGAAGACGCTTCTTCTGATGACTATGATGAAATTGTCTCGATTGAGAAGCTGACTGAAGAGAGAACCTACGACCTGACGGTCCCCGACGGGAACTCCTTCTCAGCCAACGGATTTTCGGTTCACAACTGCAACCTCCCCAACTCGGCAACGAAGGAGACGGTCAATGCTGTCTACCTGAAGGCCTGGAAGACAGGCTGCAAGGGATTCACGGTCTATCGCGATGGTTGCCGAACCGGTGTCCTGGTTAACAATGATGAACCAAAGAAGGAAGCCAAGAAGTTTGAAGATGATCGTCTCACCCCGAAGCGCCCTAAAGTTCTACAGTGTGACATCAACCGTGCTAACGTCCGAAATGGTGAGAAGTCAGAATCCTGGCTTGTGCTCGTTGGTCTCAACGAAGGAAAGCCTTATGAGGTATTCTGTGGGATTCCTGAGAACATTGAGATCCCCAAGAAGTTCAGATCAGGAACACTTGTCAAGAATGGCAAGCGTGACGGGATTACAACATATAACCTTCACGTCCCCACGGGTCAGGGTCCAGACGATGACAACATCATCTTCAAGGACGTTGTCAATCTATTTGACAACGCAACTCAGGGTGCATTCACAAGAACGATCTCCCTTGCGCTTCGTCATGAGGTTCCTCTCCAGTACGTGGTCGAGCAGCTCCAGAAGGACAAGAACAGTGACATGTTCTCCTTTGCAAGGGTGATTGCAAGAGTCTTAAAGGGCTACATTAAGGATGGCACAAAGTCATCTGAGAAGAACTGCCCTGAGTGCAATAGCGCAGATTTGCACTACCAGGAGGGTTGCCTTCACTGTCCAAGCTGTGGCTGGAGCCGCTGTAAGTAATCCAGGAATCTAAACTACAAGGATCAATCATGAATATCATAAAGTGCGTCTCTCCGATGGTCAAGGAAATAGAGCTCCGTTCAAGCCCAGTAATCATTAGGGTTAATGAATTCGATGAGGACTCTGCGAAGGAGTTTGCTCAGCAGATGTCAGATGCTCAGTCATCCGGGCAGGAAGTTGTCCCTGTAGTTATCGATTCTTACGGCGGGCAGGTCTATAGCCTTATGTCAATGATCGGTGCTATCAAGTCATCAAAGATCCCAGTCGCGACTATAGTTGAGGGCAAGGCAATGAGCTGCGGTGCCATTCTTTTCTCTTTTGGTGCTCCGGGATATCGGTTTGTTGATCCAGATGCAACCATTATGATTCATGATGTTTCTTCTGGAGTGATTGGAAAGATCGAGGATATCAAGGCAGACTCAAAGGAAGCCGAGCGCCTCAACCAGAAGGTGTACAAGATGATGGCCTCGAATTGTGGAAAGAGCCCAAATTACTTTCTCGATATTATTCATGAAAAGGGACACGCAGATTGGTACATTGATGCAGATGAGGCAATTAATCAAGGCCTTGCAAATCACAAACGCATCCCAGCTCTAAAGATCACAGCAGAAGTCAAGTACTCTTTCGAATAGGTAAAAATGATCAACATCGTCGCAGAATACATTTGGGTTGATGGAACACTTCCTACACAGAAGCTCCGTAGCAAGACAAAGATCTTCTCTCATGAGGGATCACAGATTGGGATCGAATCTTTCCCGCAGTGGACATTTGATGGATCTTCTACAGGTCAGGCAACAGGCGACAAGAGCGACTGCGTTCTTATTCCTGTAAGCTTCATCTTTGATCCCACGAGGAACAAGAATCACGAGAGAGTATCTTGCCTGGTTCTCTGTGAGGTCTTCAACTCGGACGGATCTCCACACGAGACAAATACGCGTGCGCTTCTCCGCACCGCTGTTAATCAGACCCTTGACCAGGAGCCGCTGTTCGGCATCGAACAGGAATACACGATGTTCAAGGATGGTCGTCCCCTTGGGTGGCCCACGGGTGGATACCCGCCTCAGCAGGGCCCCTTCTACTGCGGCGTAGGTTCTGACGAGGTATTTGGGCGTGATCTGGTAGAGGAGCACATGGCAGCATGCCTCGATTCTCGACTTGCCATCTGCGGGATCAACGCCGAAGTGATGCCCGGGCAGTGGGAGTTCCAGATTGGAACTGCCGACGCACTCACAGTTTCTGATCACCTCGTCTTTGCCCGGTGGCTTCTGTATCGGATCGGAGAAAATCACGGAATCAATGTGAAGCTCGATCCGAAGCCTGTCGCAGAGCTTAACGGCGCAGGTGCTCACACAAACTTCTCAACCAAGGCAATGCGCGAGAAGGAAGGAATGGAGCACATCGTGGCTGCATGTGAGAAGCTTGGAAAGAATCACGATTATCACATCAAGAACTACGGTTCTGGTATCGAAAATCGTCTCACCGGTCATCACGAGACATGCTCTTATCGTGAGTTTCGGTGGGGCGTGAGCGATCGAGGAGCTTCAATCCGTATTCCGTTGCATGTTTCTCTAAATGGGTGCGGATATCTTGAGGACCGCCGTCCTTGTGCAAATGTCGATCCATACGTGGTCACCCGCCTCCTCCTAGAGACGGTCTGCGGGGCGGAGTGAAGTCTGCAAAGGTAGAGCTTCTAGCAAAAGTCGTAGCCTGGAGGGCTTTCTCCATGTGCTACGGATTTTCTATTGCCTACCTCTTCACTAGTAATGCTGGAGAGTCTGCAGGAATCGTGTTCATGACGGGCACGACCCTCACACTCCTCCAGTGGTGGTTTGAGATCATCTGGGATAAACTAATCAGGGAGAGATTGAGAGATGTCATTTCAGGGAAACAAGGTGGAGCTCGTTGGTTGGTACGGTGGCGACGAGACGCACGCGCTGTCAGCGTGGACGAGCACGAGCCGGGAGCTGACAGAGGAGAAGCGTAACAGAATCCCACAACTTCTGAAAATGCTCGCTGAT